TTGCCGCCATGTGTTAGCCCTGCGAGTATTGTCATTAGTTTTGCCTTATGTGTTTAGCCTCTGTTAGATCAATAAAGGCATTCTCTCTAGTTATCTTGCCACCGTTTATTGTCTCTTGTGTCTCTGTCATGTCTACCCTAAAGTCACATGTCCATTCGCCCTTGGCGTTAGATAGTTGTTTAGTTATTAGCAGATCATCTGGGATTAAGTATAAGAAGCCTATGAATGGCACACCTAATGCATGCGCTGTTGTACGGCCTGCCTCAATTTTAGCGTGTGTTACTAACCATTCCATGTCCCACTTGTGCAGCTGCTCAAGGCTCATGTTGCGTGACTTTTGCTCAACTACGGCCACAATGTCGGCCTGATGGTGTTCTACAATTACTGCGTCCACTAAGGCTGAACCGTCTTTAGGTGTGTGTACATAGGTAAAGTCCGGGTAGTGGTGCTGCCATAGTTTTACGGCTCTAAGCTCGTGTTCTAATGATTCTTGACCCTTTGGGGAATTAACGTCAAGCATTACTACTCCTCAATACCTATCATTAAGTTATAGGCAGCCATAAGGCCATTTCTATAATGAGGATTATGTGATGGATGCAAATCAATTATTAAATCCATTAAGTTGTCTAGTCTTAATTTCCAAGTTTTATCAATAATGCCTGCAATAGTTTTTGCATCATTAAAGTCTTGTTGTAATTGTGTATGGTCTTTACTTAACATCTCAACTCCATTCACATACATGAGTAATTCAGATTGTCTGACTTGTACCCAGTCGTTATTTCTTGATGTCATGTATTTATTTAAGCAGGATTCACACCCAGAATCGGTAAGTGAGCAGGAATGGCTCTTAGCGAGCCATTCACACCCGTCACCGTATAAGTTTCGCTTGTAAAGGGAGTTACTCACTATAAGTAACTCAACTGCGCCATATGCCTGTTACCAATTTGTTATGTATTAAGGCAGTTCGGTTTTAATACTGGTAATCAGGCTCGCATTTCTGCATTGTGCATGATTATCAGGCATGCCAAGACACGCCCCCTGACGGCGGTTTAGCAGCTGATAAGGCAGCCAGTAGTTTTAGTCTTACCTAGACATTTTGTCGGTGTTGCCAATAAGATGTTTGTACTAGCCAGTAGTCCGGACGAGGGATCAAGAACCACTCCAACTACTGGCTAGTTTCTTCTAACCCCATTGATCAGCCATTGCATTAGCAATGCCTTGAAATGTCTTACTGCGTAGTTTGGCTCTGTCAGCAGCTGGCAATTTCCAAGCATCTGCATACCAAGTTGGCATGGTGCGGCCTGATGCATATGTTGTGTATTCGCCTTTATGTACTATGTCTGTCGGCTTCAAAGGCTCTAAATTTTTTAGCCAAAGGCAAGTCTTTTTGCTAAAAGCTTCTCCAAACTGCCAAGGTTGTATTATCTGGGTTGGCTTCTTAATGCGTGTACTTATTACACTCACAGGGTTTTCTAAGGCAATTTTGTTAATAGGTGCATCAAGTAACCGTTGCACAAACTGTAAGGCCTCTCTTTGTTGAACTTCCTTGTATTTAAACCATGCCGCACCAGATACTGCAAGGTGTGTGCAAGGCGGATGAGCAATCATCAAATCAAAAGAGTCATTCATTATGTCAAAAATGTCACCTTGATAGTGTGGCCCCGGCTTGTCTGTAGGCAATAAATCACAACTAATGGCGTCATGCCCTTTAGCAATAAATGCGTCTCTTACTATTCCGCTGTACTCGCAGGCTATCAGTACTTTCATATTTGTGGGGCAAGTTTCTGCGTATAAGTGTTTACAACTCCACAGCAGCGAGTCATCCAAGCGCGTGTGTCGGTGTAAGGATCTACGCCATTATCAAAAGGCACTAAGGTCTCATGACATACTTCGCAGCTCTCTGCAAAATACTTTGAAGCTTCAAAAGCCCCATACAACTTGCTCAGTATTGAAATGTAAAGTTCATCTTTGTTATCCATTATTAGCCCTATCTCTAATTGCCACTGTGTCTGTGTGCATGCACTTGTAAACCTCAGTTAATAATGGCTCACAGTGGTCACAATCCATGCTTCTAAGATTGCGTATTATCCGTATCAAAGTCTTTAATGTTGTGTGATATTCCAGTTCCCAACGCTCAGTCATTGCCGTAGTCCAATGCAATAAAGGTGTCACATGGCCAAACATCGCCACACACAATGCAGTCATTTAGATAAGCACAATTAGGGCAATCAGCATTAGTTGTTTCACAGATTAGGCAATTCTTGTTTGGTGTGTATCGCGTGTGTATTGCCCGGGCTTTCTCAATGGCTTCTTGTAAGTCAAAAAGGTCTGTGCATACACAATGGCAATGCTTGCTGTGCTCATCGTGTGGCATAAATAATCTTTTCGCAAAAGCCACAAGGCTTTCCAACGTACGACCAACCACCGCAGCTGCATCTAAGAACGTCTGCATCGGTCATGACCGATCAAACTTAGGATCGCACTGTGGCTCACTGTCACAGAAATAACCAGCGTAAGGTTTACCAGTCTTTTTAGATACGCCACTACGTCTAGTCATTGGCCCATGTAAGCAAATTGGTACTTCGGGGGCTGGCTCAACGTAGTTCTCATTCCAAGGATCTGGCAACGGTTCTGTGTCTGCTTCAAGATGTATGCCCCAGATGCTTGGCTTTTCAACCTTTAGTAATGGCTCAACTGCTTGTACTGGCTTTGCTGGCCCGGGCGCTTGACGCTCTCGGCTACCAATAATTTCCTCTTTGGAGCTAAGGCCTTTGGATGTTCCAATGCCTAATGAGGCTAATGCTCTACCCCATGCAGATGTTTCTAAGTTCTGCAGTTCAGATCCTTTTGTGTAAGGGCTTTTGCCATCAATAAATTCTGATGCTGTGCCTACACCCGGACGAGTGTCGTCAGCTGTGCGATAAGCGCTGGCAACTCCCCACATCTTGCTTGGGTCGCCATCCATGACCCCCATAAACTCAAACTGAATTGAACCATCTGGGTAGCGCGTGTAAAACTCTGTCACTCGCTCTTGGACTGTTGTGTAATTCTGAATGTCAAAAGCCATTAGATTCTCCAGCCGTCTTTATACATTGCTTCTTCAATGGTTGGCCCATGCATCGCACGAAATTTGGCTCTAAGTTTTATTTGGTATTGCTGCTCTGCCTGCATGCCAACATAGACACCCAATGCAAAAAGTATTAAGCAATAAAAAAGTATTAATAATGTGTTCATGCCCTGATTCCTATTCTCAGTTGTAAGCCTTGGCGCTTACAACAACAGTTTTAGCACGAAAGGCAGGATTCGCACAAGCACTTTGAGAATACAGGCGTGTTGTGGCTTGTGTCTAAATGATTTTGTAGCACTAGATGTAGTGCATCGACCTTATTTATCAAGTCTGGCAAGGATTTCCCACCATTGGCATAAGGCTGTATGGCATAAGTCATTGTGTCTATGTAGGCTTTAATTGGCTTGACAATGCCCCATTTAACTAGCATTCCTGCCAAGGTTAGTATGGCAATAAGCGATCCAGCAGCTTGGCCGATCGTCACAAGATTGTTCATTTGTCAAGGTTTTTATCTATGGCTGTAAAGATGTCATTTATTTCTGCGTCATTAAGGCTGCCATCCTTTAGGAATGCCCGGGCTAGTCCCTCGATAACTACCGCCACGCCGCCAATGCCAGCAATGATGATTGCCTTGCTTGGCTCAACACCTGCCACAGCTGACGCGCCCACAACTGACAGGCTTGAAGCTGCAAAGACTGCGACCATTCTCAAAAGTATGTTGCGCGTTTTATTCATGGCTAATCCTCCAGATTGTAAAAGGGCATTGGGTCTAAATCCTTACCACCTGTCCAGCGCTCTTTGTCGCGGACTTCGTAATGTAAGTGAGGCCCTGTGGAGTTTCCTGTGTTGCCTGATAGTGCTATTTTTTGCCCGCGCTTAACCTTGTCGCCCGGCTTTACAAAAGACTTGGTTAAGTGTGCATAGATTGCCCAACCGCCTGCAATACGCTTTGCGCCTGTGCCGATTGCCTCTTGATCTATCAGCACAGATACCCCGTAAGCCTTACCCCAGCCACCTGCACACACTGTGCCGTCTTGCACTGCATAAACAGGTGTGCCAACTGGGCAGGCAAAGTCAATGCCTGTGTGTTTTCCAGTAGACCAGTGCTTCCCAGCCTTACCCCATACTGTGCTGATTGGCTTGTCTTTGATTGGTAATGCCATTACAACGCGGCGATCTCATCTGCTGTTAATCCAAGCGCTGCAAGTTTTGCCAGTGCGCTTTCACGCGCTGCCACTTTTGCTTCTGCTTCGGCTTTTTGTGCCGCGTTTGCTGTTTGCTGTGCCTTGTATGCGGTGTGTTCCTCGTCAGTCATTTCGCGCACAAGGTCATCTATTTGAATATTTGGTTTTGCGGTTGTAGTTGCCATGTTTACTCCTTAAGATTTCTTGTAGCCATAGACGCGGACTGTTCCACCTGTAAATGTGCCAGTGTCAGGTGTAAATGTAAATGCGGTAAATTGTGTAGTTGAATTTTGATAACCAGCAGCAAAAGCAATACCAGTTGCCGATTGCCACGAACTGTCAAACATAGTGATTCTTGCCATATTTGGTTGCAAGATATCAAAATTTAAATTTGGGTTAGTGTCAATACAACCAGACGGAGTCCAATTTGATCCATTATTGCTATCCACAAAATCAAATGCGGCGGCGGTGTAACGTATTCCCGAGCGAATTGAATAATATCCCGTAGTTGTTGCGCCTAATTGCACATAAAGATTTTGGTTGGAAGCGCTAGTAGTCCCGCCGGTATAAGTGACTTTGTAATTGTCATAAGTGCTGCTAAATGCGCCACTTATCGTAACGCTTGCAACAGCACTGCCAACGGTTGTTGCACTAACCAAAGTTAATCCTGACGTGCCAAGTCCAAAAACTGTGGCATCAATGGCATCGCCTAAAGCCTCAATGGCAACTGCGCCATCTTTAACGTAATCAGTGCTGGTTGGTACTGGCCAGCCGTAGTTTGGTGTGGTTGTTGCCATTTATAGATCCATCCATTCTTCCGTAATAGGAGTATAACCTGCCCATGTGAGAGTTGGTGCGATTTGCAGCCATACTTTGTGCGGGTATGTCTCGGACAGTGCCGAGCAAACTAGTGTTAGGTCGCTTGTGTACCTTGTTAAATTCCAGCGCATACCCTCAACGAAACCGTCAAAGGTTGTGCCAAATACTGCTGGCAACTGCTGAGTGTAAACCGCCGAGCCAACCAGCATGGCAATTAGTGCATCGCGTGTGGCATCGCCAACCGTTGGGCTATGCAGTGGAATCGTCAATTCTTCGGGGTAGGTGCGTGGGTACGCCCGAGACTCAAGGAATGCTTCTGCCTGAGTTTCGGCATCTGCGCCGTTTTCTAATGTGGTTGACCGATTGCCTGCTAATTGCCCATAAGACTGCTGGCTAGTGTAATCCGCTGCGTAAGCCTCTTGGCCGTTTTTGTAGGTCACCGTCACATCATTGACAATCTCTGACCATTGGGCGGCTTGACGCAAGCCTGCTGCGAGTAGATCATCAGCTGTGAGTGTCAATGGCACATAGACTGCGCGGGCATCGTAAGAGTCGTAATGAATCGAGCCATTAGGTGCTTCAAATAAGAAACCTCGACCCGATTGGGCAGCTGACTGGACTAGGGCTAAGGCATCAGTAACGCCGCCAGAGTAGGCAGTCAGCTCGTATGTGCCGGGTGTGTCAATGTCGGTAATTAGATCGTTTACTAGGGTGATGTTTGAGCCATCCCAGTTAGCCCAAGTTGCAATGTTGCTAACACTCGACCAAATAAGATCGCCCGGTACTTCATCCCAATCTTGCAGGAATACATCTGACAGGATGTTTAATACTCTTGTGCCGTCAAACTCTTTGGCAAACCCTAGCCCGCCTGTGGTGTGCTTATTGACCTGTGCTAATGGGCCAACGGCTGTAATGTTGTAAATGGCCACAGATCCCTCTGAGCCGTAGGCATCTAGTGTGATATCAATGTCTGAGATTATGCCTGTGTAGATAGTTTTATAGGCCGCCGTTGAGTCTTGGATCTTGATCTCTACACTGTCTGACAGATTAACGTTTAGCGCTGTGTCTGCATCAGTCCATAATCTAACACTGGCGATACCGGGCTGTGCCTGCTCGTAGATGTCACGCCTACCAAGGCTTATGCCTATGCTGCTGATTGTGTTATCTGCATACTCAACCGCGCCAGCAAATACCACTTTTGGGTATGGCGTATAAGTTGTCACAGTGTTGCGCCAACTAGGTTGATTGGGCCTGTGCGCCTTGCGCTGTTTTGCAGCAGCTTCTCGATTGATCGTCTGGCTGATTCGGCGTCAATAACGCCGTTAATGTTTATGACTGTGTTACCGCCTGCGCCGTCTACCGGGCGAATAGATCCTGATCCACTTGGGACAAACATCTCAGGGCCAAACTCGCCAACCCTGTAAGCCTGTCCACCCATAACTGAGCCACCTGCAGCCCTACTCAATGGGCCACGAGCTGATTGAGGCACACCTAAAAAGTCCTGCAATCTGCTATCAGCGCGGCCAATAAAACTCAAAGCCTCTTTGCCAGTGTTGTAAGCGGATGCAATTCTATCAATGCCATTGGCTACTTTGTTAAGTGCATCGGCTAAAGTTTGCAAAGTGCTAGTTGCCTCAGGGCCATCACCGTTTATTGTGTCAAAGACATCAGCAAAAGAACCAGCCACATTACGCAAGGCCAAACCAAGGTTGTATGCCCCAGCGCCTTGGCCGTCATAAGTCCCAGCCAATTCTCTAGCGCGCTCGCTTAATCCCTCGGGATCATCGCCACCAAAAGCCTTAGCCATTAAGTTTACATTTTCAAGGAGTGTTTTCATCACTGGCAAAAGCGATACGCCAATAGATTCTTTCATCTCATCAAAACGCTCTTTTACAATGGCCAGTTGGCCTGCGTAAGTCTGAGTATTGGCAGCTGCCGCGCCACCAAATAACTTGGTCAACTCACCTTGTACTACGTTAAAATCTTTAGATTTAAGAATTGCCTCATCAAGTGGAATGCCTAATTTCTTAAGCGATCCAAAGTTTCCGTCATAAGCCTTGGCCAGTGTCAGCGATACAGTTTCAAGGTCTCGCCCGGTAGCAGCTGAAATGTCTAAGGCTAAATTATTAAGTTTTTGTGCTTCGGTTACATCGCCAGTGGCTCTAACTAGACTGCCAAGGGATGCGCGTAGTTTTACATCAGATACGCCGTATCTTATTTGAGTTGCGCTGACGTACTTTTCAGTTGCAGCAATTTGGGCATCAGTGGCATCGGTTGTGTTCTTTAACGCTTGTGCCAGTGTCGCTTGGCTTTTCTCATCTTCGATGGCTGCGTTTACACCATCTACACCTAACTTGATTGCG